CAATGGTACGCACGCAATAATTAGAGTAATCTGAATCAATTGTAATTGTAGACGCTGTAGATGTTGTGTTGATGTTGCATTCAATTTTCGTCCAGCTAGACGAATTCTGGTTAAACCAAACGTGTAAAAATACAGCCCACAATCCAGAACTGAGCGAAAGAGGAGAGGATACGGCATTTTGAGCTGTTCCGCTTGTTGTAAGAGTCACAGTGCTAGTTCTTGTACTCACAACATAATCCATCGGATTAGATGTAAGTGCTTGGCTCGTCGCTGAACTACTAAAGCTAGCATGTATTTGTCCCGACGGCATGAGCAAAGTTTTTGGCATAATTACTCCAAAATTAAGAATTTAATTTCCAATAAAGTCTCGAATCCAATCCGCCATAATTTGGACTCGTTATTCTAAGTAAACCAGCACTCGTTATCGTAAAGTACCATTCATAACTACTATAAGTGACATGATTCAGTTGCGGCATCTGTTGATAAGACCAATACCACGTTCCAGGAAACAATGGCGGATTGTAATCCTGTACCGAGAATTGTAATTGGAAATAAAAATAATGCGTGTATGGAGTCACGCTATCATAAATTTTAAAATAACCTGAAATCTCACCAACAAGCAAACTCGAAACATCAAGTACTGTTTGAGTTGCGGAAGATGACAACAATAATTCTGTATAAGTCGGCGAACCACCACCACCAGCTCCGATTTGTGTTTCGGTTCCACCTGAATCTTTGACATAAAGTTTGTTATCACTTTTTGCGTAAAATCGAAGCGCTCCGGCGGACGGACTTGCTGGAGTTGAAATGTGAGTCAGGTCTTCGTAATCTGAAACTACAACACTTGTTACAGTTTTATTGGTGAGCGTTGAAGTTCCAGCTTCAGTAACAATCACGCCGCTTGAAGGAAATGTTGCGGTTGAAGTGATTCCAGTACCGCCACGAGTCTTATCAAGATACTGTTCGCTTGATAGCACACCTGAACCATTGTTAATAATCACATGGCTTGCGGTTCCAGATGCAATTTTGGAACGCCCAATTGCAGCGGTAGCGGACACATCTGCATCAACTACAGTGGCCGCACTAAATACGCCACTGGAAGCTTTAACCACGCCAGTGAACGCGCTTGCATTAGTGGCAAGTCCACCCTTGGAGGCGGCAAGTGTTGTGATGGCGGGTTCTTTGGTGCCGATGTTTCCATCAAGTTTATTGATAGCCTGCAAAATCGTATCAGTTCCAGCCACTGTTCCGGCGCCACTGGAAAAGCCAGTAATAAGTTTGCCAGTAACGGTTGAATCAGAAATCGCTGTAGAACTTTGAGTTCCAGTTACGTCACCTGAAAGCGAGCCCGTGAAAGATGCCGCACTCCCAGATACGTTACCAGTAAGATTTGCTGTAATTGTTCCGGCGGAAAAATTACCGCTAGCGTCCCTAGCCACAATTGTGCTTGCAGTATTTGAACTTGTAGCAGTAGTAGCTGAATTGCTTACCTTGCCAGCGGTTGAAATGGTATCAAGTTTTGTGTCGGCAATAGCCGCTGTCGCACTAATGTCGGAATTTGTAATTGTCGAAGCACTGAACGTTCCGCTTGAAGCCTTAACAACTCCAGTAAACGCACTGGCATCTGTGGCTAATCCGCCCTTAGAAGCTGCCAATGTGGTAATCGCTGGTTCCTTGGTTCCAACGTTTCCATCAAGTTTGTTAATCGCTTGAAGAATCGTATCAGTGGCCGCTACGGCACCAGCTCCGCTTGAAAATCCGGTAATGAGCTTGCCAGTTACCGTTGTGTCTGAAATAGCCGTTGAAGATTGGGTACCTGTAACATCTCCTGACAACGAACCAGTAAACGACGTAGCGCTTGTAGCTGTGGACGCATTGCCACTGAGAGTTGCAGTAATCGTGCCTGCCGAAAAGTTTCCAGAAGCATCACGCGCAACAATGGCATTCGCCGTGTCAGAACTCGTTGCCGTGGTTGCTGAATTACTCACCTTGCCAGCAGTTGAAATCGTGGCAAGTTTGGTATCCGAAATATTGGCCGTTGGCGAAAGGTCAGCGTCAACAACTTCGCCGCTTACTAAGAAGGTTCCACCAATTAAACTGTCTGCGTAAGCGTTTGCTGCAGCCAGCGTATCAATATCACCCTGCTCGCGGTCACCAATTTCATCTGTAAGCGCCTGGGCAAGGTCGGTGTAAACTCCACTAGCAATTTTGCTGAAAATAATTTCGGCTGTTTGGGAATCAATCCGACGTTGTGTCGTTCCGTCCCAGATAATGATTTGATAATTGACTGCCGCCATGGTTTACCTCTTACAGTTCAGAAATAAGTTGAGGATTGATAAACAGCGAAGTTGCGTCACCGCTAACAGATCCGCTTGGTGGTTCGGCAAAACCAATTCGCAAAATTGCTCCGATCGTCGGCGGTGTTAGTGTCAACTCACCCGGCGTTGTTCCTAAATAAACCGGCTGTCCTGCGATTGCTCCAAGTCCAGCAAGCGCATTCGGAAGTTCTCCCATTTTCAAAATTTTACCATAAGAGCCATTTGTTATGCTTGAAACTGTCACGCCTGCAAAATCCGTGATGCCAACCACGTCCGCGTCAGCTAGTACAATTGAATTATCATCAAGCCAAGCAACGGCCTTGAACGCCAAAATCAGAGAGCCTGTGTTGTTTAGAACCAGCTTAGTAATAGCGACCATGTCCGTAGCCTCTCCGTATTCAAATCCACTTAGGTGCACGTCAACAATATCGAAACCAGTTCCATTGCCAGCCAAACGCTGGGCCGTAACGGTTACAATTCCGGTTAATTCTACTTCATGGTAAGGATAAAAATTCACATCGGTTGTTGATTGCTGTTCATTTGTGCGAATTGTGGAAATCGTGTTTCCATCAACCGCTAGATCTATTTTCATTGTGCCAAATGAGCTAGCGGTAATTTGCGAAATTTTTAAAGAACTTAACGCGCAGTCGTGAGTCAAAATCAATTTGGTTTGGCCGACTGTTAATGAATCGCTGGCTATTAAGTGTAGTGGTGTTCCGTCGTTTTGAAAAACCGCCAATCTTCCGTTGTCGGCTCGCAAAAATTTTATTTTATTGTCAGCTTCGTCAAGCAACATAACAGGCAGGCCGCGTTCTGCTCCTGTTTTTACTTTGTCGTCAACAACCAAACTTGCTTCGATGTCGGTTGTGAATGCACTGACGACTGTTGCCATAATGCCGAATGTTATTGAACCACCGGTGATAATCACTTCGCAGACTGGCTTCAGATGGACTTTGGAAACTGTTATCGTTTCTGCTTGTAACGATGCCGATGTCTTAAGCGTGTGACTATTTAATTCACTTCTTTCGTTACCTTCATTGCCTGTCGTTGTTTGAAAATAATTCACCTCGATAGCAGAACTTGCTGAAACATTAGTCACAAGCAAAGACGAAAGAACGCTGTTGCCTTCGATTTGCAATTGAACGTGATAAGTTCCAGGCGACAAAGTTTGAAGCGGGAAGACTTCTTTTGTTTGGAATTCTTTGATTTGCACTTGTGGCAAGTCAATTATTGGCATTTGCTAACCCTCGCTATCGCCTGAAAGCAAAAAAAAGAGCAGCTCGGAAGCTGCTCCCATCATACACTGCTTGAGATTATCAAGCGAGAATGTTGATACCAAGAACCGAGCTGCGTTCTGCCGATGTCGCGCCCGAAGCGTAAGTTCCGCCGGACTGCAAGTGTCCTTTGAAATCGAGGCGCTGATACGAAACAAGTTGCCAACGATCATATTCAGCACGCGCGTCTTGTTGAACCTTAACGCGGATTGGACGGCGAAGTCCTAAGTAGAATCGGCGAATGTTAGCCAAATGACACACAGTGCGGTTGGTAGTTGTGCCGTCATAAACGCCGGAAGCGTTCAGATTTTCGCGCACGAATTCGCTCACCACGATTGGAATTCCACGGAACACTGCGAGAGCGCCAGTGAGAATCGTAGCTTGAGGGCCGAACTTCTCAAGTGTCGCAACTTCGTCGATGTTGAGCATCTGTGCATAAGCAGAAGGGCCAACAACCCAAACGAGTTCTTTTGGATTTGTACCATATTTGCCCATTTGTTTGCGCATAGCGTCAAGACCAGCTTTAGTAATGCCAGCACCGGAAAAAGAAGTTGTCGAGCTTGCTGCGAGAGCAAGTTTGCGAAGACCTTTCCACGCTTTTTGGTTCGAAGCGGAAGAGGTAACGTCAGAGTCCATGTGCGTGCCGGTGTCGTCGCCGTTTACGATTGCGTCTTCAACTGCACGAATTTGCGCTTGAAGAACTTCGCCGCGAGCGAGTTCAAGAATCGCAGGTGCGCTGTCTTCGTTGAGTTCTTCAGGAAGCAAATAGTATTCAACCAACTTCTTGGCGTCGAACTGGATTTTTTCAGTCGAGAAATTTGCATCAGTTGCAGCTGCTGCTTCAGAAATCAAACGAGCCTTTGTCACGCCCTGTTGAACAGGAAGCTGGAAAGGGTTTGTTGAAAGCGGGATTTCCTTGAAGGCTCCGGCCAGCTTGCGTTCCAACTCTTTCTCTTCAATAAAACTAGCCGAAATAGCGGTCGGAACCCATTCATCACCAGCGCCGGCGGTTGTCGAACCAAAGGACTTCAAGCGAGCCTTGAGGTCAACCATTCGAGCAAAAGGAGTTTCGAGAACGCCCTTAACGTGTGCAACGCGCTCGTCGTCACGGTCAAGTGCTTCGCCGTTGAAAATCTGCGCTTGCATGCGCGCGATATCCATGTCTTTCTTCAACTGAAGAACAGCGGACTTAGTGTTTTCGTTGATGTGAGCAAAACGAGGATGCGCAGTGTTTACTTCAATCAAACTCTTAACGTTCGAAACGCCAAAAGAACTAAGAAGTTTTTGCTCGTCGCTGTTGCTACGATTGCTGAAGCTAGTAGCGCCACCAACAATGTTAGCCGACTTTGCTTTTTCAATTTCACCGAGAGCTGACTGGACTTTTGTTTCAAACGCAGCCAGCCGTTCCTTCATGTCAGACATAATACCCCCAAAAAATGCGGCTGACTTGCCGCCTAGTTTATTTGCTCAATCATTGAGCCACCAAAAAACACTGTATCATAACTTTAAAAAATTCAAGAGAGTAAGGCTTTCAACTTTGCTTCGTATTCGTCGAGAATCGACTTCATCGCTTTTTCAACTTCTGGAGCCACTTCCATTTCAACTTCAACTTCAGCTTCTGGAGCTTCAGGCATTTCTACTTCTTCTTCCACAATTTCCTGTTTTTGCAGTTGCAACACTGCGTCTTTTAGCGCGTCAAGTTTGACAGAAATTGCGCCAAGAAGTTCTAGCTGCGACTTCATGAGCATTAAATGTGCGTTGTCGTTCATTCCTTCAACCTCGCTAGGAACTGCTACGGTTTCTTTTGATTGTCCTTGTTGTTCGGCTTGTTTCAGATTATCACATTCAACCAGCCATTTTTCCATCATTTCAGGACTTGGCACAAACTCAGCGCAGCCTTTTTCTTTGGAGCACATGGAAATCGCGATTGCAACAGCTTGTTCTTGTGGTTTGCCTTCAGAGATCAGCTTAGGAATTTTTTTAGATACGCATTCTTGAACAGCTTGAGACAACTTCGGATATTCGGCTTTTTCTTCTTTTTCTTTTGCCGGTTCTGCTTCCATTGCTTTTTGTGCAGCAACGTCAGCCGAGTTTGCTTCATTTAAAGCTTGCTGTTCAACGCCAAGTACTTGCACAATTGCAGCTAGCATTGGTTCCGGAACTGGAGTGACATTACCAGCCAACACTTCTGCCAATGCGCCTGGTTCTTCGCCGCTAGCGTCCGACAATTTTTGCAGCAAGTCTTCTTTTTTCTCGCCAGCTTCTTCGAGTTTACTAATGGCATCAACCGCAAGCTTAGCGACCATGGCGCCTTTGGCTTTTAATGCCATTGCGCGCAAATCTTTTAGCGACTTAACTTGTGAAAGCGAAAACGTTGAATCTGGCTGTGCTGGAATTGACACGATTGATACCTCCTGAAGTTCCCAATCTTTAATAAGTTTTCCACCCTGGACTTCAGGGTCTTCAACTACGGTTTCATCTGCAAATCTTACAGAAAATGTGCAAAGTGTTCCATCTTCGACCAAATCTCTCACAAAAGAAACTTTTTCATTTTCTGAAGCAGAAACACATGCACGAACAAAAAGACCGTCTTCACGCGGTTCGACAAAAGTCACTTTCCCGACAGGATACATCATGTCATGATTGAAAAGAAGAATCGGGTTTTGTTTAAAGCGGTCAAGTTTGACGCTCATTGGATCCATGCGTTCTTTATAAGCGTCGACAAAAAACTTGTTTGCATAGCCTTCAATAGTGATTGAATCTGGCGATGGCTTGTCGCCCAATGCTTTGAATCGTAAAAATTTCATGGCGCTTCCTCAGCTAATGTTTGGAGTTCTTGCTCGTATTCTGCCATATCCTCTGGCGCAAGTGTAACCAAGACGCACCGACATGCGATTGTTTCGCTCGGTTCGCCGTTTGGATCTGAAGGATACATTAAACCATTGCTAAATTCTTCATCGTGTTTTCGAATTTCGCCGTTCACTGCTCTGTGTGATTCTCTGACTCTATCATCTTGAGCCGTAACCCAAGCTTTTTGCAAATCTGGAATTGCTTTAGCGGCTAGATTCATCATTGAGGCAGATCCGATAGAAACAGCGGTCAGCATTTCAGTTCTGGCGATTAGGTTTGCTCGTGAAGTCTGGTCGCCAAAATCGTCTGCAATCATTTTTGCGACGTCGTCCACTGACATATTTTCTTCGATGCCTTTTTTTACAATTTTCATAATTTTATCGGTTGATGTTTTAGACACATTGTCAAATGTATCAATGCCACGAGCCGAGAGCGTTTGAGCGCGTCCGTTGGCGTCGGTTGCTTTTGCGACCTCAAGCGTTTCGCGTGCAGTTTTATCAAAAATCAGTTTGAGTTGATTCTCGTAGCCGATGTCCATGCTGGATGATAAAATCTCGTTGTATTTTGTTGTGTACTGGTCTTCCAACTCTGACAAAGCTTTTTTAAGTCGCTTGCGATATTCGGAAACCGTAGGCAAATTGGCCTTAAGGCCTTTTTTTACTTTCAATGTTTTGACTGCCGCGTTGGCTTGGTCGGCAAACAAGTCTAAGCTCCACTTATACATCTTTGGAAGTTCGGTTTTTAGATGACTACTAACCGATTCATAGTTTGCTTTTACTTGCGCTTGATATCTTCCAACTTCTTTTGTTTGAACTGGTTCTGGTTTGGGTTGTGGTTCGATTGTTGCGCTTGGTTGAAGTTCTTTTACTTCGCTTAACTGAAGCGGTTTGAATGGCAACGGTTGCGCGGCACCAGGTGTTAAATCTCCACCATCGAGCGGTGCCAGTCCAAAAACCTGAGAACGTACTTCATTTAGCGTATGAGTCTTTAGCAATACGGCAGCCATTTCTGCTTGCGCCATAAGGTCATCTTGCAAAAACGATACGCTTGAAAGGTCGAATTGAAGCGTTTCAGCGTCAGATAACATGCCGCATTTTCTAAAATGCTTGGTCAATGAAGACGCAATGGCGTTGGCTGTTGGAATAAGCGCGGTTTGCCAGAAGTATTTTAAAGACATTTTGTGCTCTTGTGAGCCAAGCGAGCCAGCTTCTTGAAGCGACACAACATGTTTTGGAATGTGCAGGGTATTAAGAATTGTTTCGCGGTTCATTCGCACAAGGTCAACAATGCCCTGGTCGGCTATCTTGTGGTCAGCCGGTGTCCACTTTACTCCCTTTGGCAAAAGCATAGTGCGTCTTTGATTGCGTCTTCCGGTGTGAGCCATTTCAAACGAGCGCAGTAATCTCAAAACCGATTGCTCATTGGCTGCCTGATCCATTTCAAGAATGCCTTGTGGCGTTGCGCCTTTGAGATAAAACGAGTTCAAATAATCTTGTGAATAGCGATTAAATAAAATCGACCGACGTCCAGCGATAAACGGACTCATGCCCCAAATTGGTGAGCTTGGATTAGGTCTTCTAATATGGGCCATGTCGTCAAGGCTGATTTGCATGCCTTTGCTAAGCCCTACGATAATTTCGTCTGAATCCGGATAAACAATATAGGATTTTGGCAAATGTTGTTGGTCAAAGTCATATTGCACGCGGTCAAAACTAATGTGGTAAATTTCTTTACTTGATTTTGCGTGATACACAAACGCATTGCCACCCAGCACGTAGTCACAAGCTAGCGAGTACTTTAACTCTGTGCCGTCCGACCATTTGTTTGGACTTTCCAGCAATGAACTTACTTGGTGAAAGTCGACAGTCTTTTCGACCATTTGTCCGTTTTCGATTGTTTTTCTAACGACTTGAATCGGCAGCAAAGAGATTGGTTGCGCAAAAGCGTCGACTGTGATGAAAACCCAATCTTCTGAGAAAAAAAGCGCCTTAAGATTTTGGCTTGTCATGAACGCTTTAGTTTCGACCGCCCACGCCGAGTTATAAGGCTCGTCGGATGGCAAGCCGTTTGGGTCAATGTATCTTAGTCCATAGTCGCGTTTATTTTTGCGGTTTTTCTTCTGACGCACGTCGGACGATAACTGCACCTTGCTGCGCTGCATGTTCCTGTTCCTCTTGTTCCAAAATTCCCAATCGTTCGATTTTCACATCTTTGGGAGCGTCCAGGACAATGCGCGCGCCACGGCTTGCGCTTACGAGTAGCACTGTGTCGCCGATCTTGAGTGCTTCGCCTTTTTTAAGCTGCACAACAAGTGCCATCGTTGTCTCTGCTCCGCGTTGGTTACTAATCGAAATTAGAAATCGTTGTCTTCGTCGGCAATGGCAGAATACCAGCTTTCAATCGAAAGTGCAGTTTTTGGTAAATCCTCAATGAACCGCACGTCGAAAACTCGGTCTTGGGTTTCAATTACCGCCGACCACGCCAAAAAACACGCCGTCACAATATCGTCATGGAATCCTGGCGGTGCCGAATAAGTAGGTTTTCCTAAGATGCTCATTTTCACATCGTAGTTATCATGCTCTTTAATAAGTTCAGGCCAGTTCGGCAGAATGAGGTTTTGCGTCTCGATTGCTACCATATAAGCATCGACCATCGAAGATTTGCTTTCGTTTGTGAAAACTACGGGATCAACTGGATAAGTAAAGCTACTGAGCATGTCGTTGATGACGTCGCCGATACCCGTACGGTCATGGCGGATTAAAAGCACGTCTTGAAACTGTTCTGAAAATTTGTGCAATTCTCTAATGGCTAACTTATAGTCAAGATTTTGAAAGCGCCTGAATCCTACGACACGCGGCTTCGATGTGCCGACTTCAAAAGCGACAAAGACGCCGTAGTCAGTTCTTTTTGCCCAATCTGCACCGATGACCACTTTTTTTGTTGCCGCATTTGGGTCAGTCCAGCTTTGAATCTTGCCGTTTGCTTCAATCAATTCGCCTTCGATGCAATCACGGTGACCAACAAACACCGAGCCGTCATCTAAAAACTCCGCAAGATATAACTGTCGAAATAGCCTATCTGGTAACGAAAGCTTTGCTTGCTCCACTACGCGCTTGTCGACGTATGGTGAGTCAATGGTTTTTGCCGAGGCGCAGAATTGCTCATACGGCTTTTGATGTTTTTCGGCCCACTTCATATGCTCTTCAGCTTGGCGATAAAGTTCATAGAACCAATTTTTTCCGCGCGGGGTCGAAGTACAGGCAATCCATCCGCCGGTTTGTGACGTGGTCGACATTACGGACGCAAAAGTCTGACGTGAGCATTTTGCGGCCTCGTCAATCAGATTGCCGTGCGTTCTTTCGCCTTCGATGCTTTTTTCAGGGTCTTGAGAATGGACGCATTGAATCATTGCGCCGTTGTGTTTCCATTTCATTCTCATGCGCGACTCGGAACGCTCTGGCGTAATGTGATACCATCTTTGTTGCGCGGCCTTGTACTCTTGCTCAGAGAGTTGATGTTGAGGCGGAAGCGTTTCCGGGAAAAGTCGGTCAAGATATTTATACGTAATGCTGGCCTGTTGATACGTTGGCGCTACGATGCGATAAAGTGCGGCTTGGTCGCGAGGAGATTGAAAAGAAAAGTTAGCAATCCTTCCCGCACCGCCCAACGTCTTTCCAGATTTTGTTGCAAGCGCGAGCACAATCAATCTTGTTTTTTCGGTTATCAAATGTTGTTGCCATGGCGCGTATGGAAGTGGCAATTTTAGGCTAAACATTTATTTTGCTTTTGTTTTTTTGATTCGCTTACGGTCTACAAGACCTTCGTCCATGAGTACGGTCATGTAATGCTTAAAAGTACGATCTTGCATCATGATAGATTCCCGCGCCAATCTGCGGTGCCAACAATTATCACGCAGAGCTTGGTAAACTATCAATAGTTTGGCTTGTTCGAAAGTAACTTTAGGCATCAGAGTTTTTTCGAGAAATTCTTTGCTGACAAGTTTTGCCGTGGCTTCAAGTTTTTTCATTGTCCCTCAACTAATTTCAAAACGGGTTTTGCGATTAGTGTTGTTGCTCCGTCAGGCATTACCACACTTTCAAAGTCAAAAATAGTTTGAAGCATTTCTTCCGTTTTGCCCTGTTCAACTGCCGTGGTCGGAATGTCTTCTGTCATGAACTTAGTCGCGTATTGAAGAATCTTGTCCGCTGCTTTGAACCGAAGCGCCAGGGTATTAAATTCGTTTTGGTTGCTAGCTGTGACGTTCTGCGAAGCAATATCAACAAGCGTTTTTAAAGCCATCGGCGCTTGTTCACGCAATAGGCCACGTAAAACGACTCGATGTTGCGCTGCCCCGTCTCGGGTTTCTTTTGAAATGGCGTCAACAAGTTCTTGCGCTTCAGCTATGGAGATTTTCCAACGCATTGCCACTTGGTGAATTGACGCGCCGTTGCGTATGGTTTGCAGAATTTTTTCTTGTTCTGCGTTTGTCAATTTCATTTCTTTAAAGCCTTTCTCGTGCTTTAATTGTGTGTTATTTAAAAATAAATATCAACTTTTGCAGGAAGCATCAACAATGTTTAAATCGAAGCATTCCGAAAAACTTTCCAGCGTTAGATTCTTTTTAATCGATGAGCACGGGTGCCCTGAAAAACTCGCTGGTCAGATTAGCAAAGAACTTGACCAAGAGTACGTTGATGAACTTCTCGCGTTAAGCGCCGAGGAAATGGAGTCACGCCTGGCTAATTCGCTATTAGAAGTTGAGCGTGCCAAGAAAGAAGTTGCTGAGAACGACAAGTACGCTACCGCAAAACAAGACGTAAAATACTTTGAAGACGCTTTAAAAGAAAAAGTTAATCCGCTAAAGGCCGTGGTTCAACTGCTTTTGTGGAAGCTAGAAGAATCTAGTGAATCATAGGATTTACTCAATTTCACTTTGTTCCAATAGATTTTTTCTTCCGCATAATCTTTTTTATCTTTTGAATTATATAATATTTTTGACTTTTGAATTTTATAAACACACTCGAAACGACTATCTTTGATCTCATATTCGCTTATATAAACTGGAAAACTTCTTGAAGCTGCCCAGTCTAGAAATGTTTTTTTGTCGAAAGAGTTTCCATAGTCTGCTGTTCCTTCGTAAGGAATATCGCAATAGACAACGCTATTTGGTAGTATTTCGACTTGATCGTATGATTTTGACGTAAGCCGCAAATTCTCCAACCGCCGCAACCGCTCCAACCGCTCCAACTGCTCCAACTGCTGCAACTGCTCCAACTGCTGCAACTGCTGCAACTGCTGCAACCGCTCCAACTCTAGAAATGGGCGATGCGTAGCAAGGCGTGCCTTCTGTTTATCGTTCAAAAACGGAATGAGCACACTTGGTAGTTTTGTTTTGCGATAGTGGTCGATAATCTGTCTCAGATACAAGCGGCGTAGTGGTATTGTATTGATGTTTTTTGGCCAAGAAGTAAGTTGCAAGACCTCTTGTGCTAAATCATTAAATTCGTCAAAAACGATTGCCAGGTGCATTGAGCATTTGTAATATTCGATGTCTTCACTGAAAAGATAGGCTCTTTGATTGTTCCCAAAGCTCCAACAAACACGAATATATGCGTTATCAAGCGAAGCAAAAAACTCCTCGCGTGACACCCACTCAGGTTTAAAATTGTCATAATTATATTTACCAGCAATTGAGTCTTGAACAAGTTTGACGATATCTGCTTTTATTTCATTGTAATGGATATACTTATATTTTTTTGTTTGAGTTTCAGCCATATAATGCGAAACAGAAAACCCGCCCCCAAATAAATCATAAAAATGATCTGCAGGTGGAAGCAACATCGCAATTGAATCAACAATTGATCCTTTGCTCCCCATATAAGGAATTCCGAATTGTCCTTTTAGCATCTTCTGACTCGATATTCTCGCGAATTTAGTTCATCAAATAACATCTGCATTTCATCTTCATTATCAAAATTTATTTTTATTTCTAATTTCTCAACGTAACTGTTTTTATCTTTTGGACTAAATTCAAATTCTTCTGTTTTTAGTGTTTCTAAAAACTCTTTTGAAAATCCAAGCAACTCAATTTCAAAATTTTCTGACTGCAAATCGGCAAGCTCTAGCGAAAGCATTTCTTCGTTCCATGTTGCATTCAGGGCTAGCTGATTATCTGCAATTACATAGGCTCTAGCTTGTGTGTCGGTAAGGTGAGAGAGTTCGATACACGGAACTTCTGTTAATTTTAAACGCATGGCCGCTAGCACTCGTCCGTGTCCTGCAATAATTTCCCCATTTGGTTTAATTAAAACAGGATTTGTGAAGCCAAACTCGGAAATACTGGCCGCAATCTGTGCTATTTGTGAGTCAGAATGATTACGAGAGTTTTTTGCGTAAGGAAGCAAGTCTTCTATTTTGCGTGTTTTTATTTTCGATGCAGCAATTTGCTTTTTTAAATCGTCATTCTTTTTCATATTCCACCTTTAAAACAATCAAATTTGCCTGCATTAAACAAAGTTTGAAGTTCTGTTCTCACCGGCACAGTGTTTAGCCTGCGCCACACAATCTCTGTTCGCTTGCGGTTCTGGTCTGACTCGTCACACTTTTGAGATCGGTCATAGCCGACTCTGCCTTTGCTGGATGCTATCGTTTCAAACTCAAACCGTTCCCAGTTTGCCGGAATGTTGATGGTCGGTTGATCGTAATTTGAAAGAATGAAACTTCCTTGGCACTTGTCGAGAGTGTCAACCAACGCTTGGAAGTCTTGCAATGTGTAGCCGTCATAGTGACCTTGTTCTGCGTTCGGATATGGCGGATCGCAATAGAAAAAGGTCTGAGGCGAGTCCCATTGTTTGATGATTTTGAGTGCATCATCGCAGGCAATGTGAACGCTTGCCATGCGTTCAAGATATTCAGGCAATCGTGAGACTTTGTTTGCGAATGTTGCTGCGGAATTTCGACTAAAAACTTGTCGCCCCCATCCACCATTTAATTTATTTGAAAAACTTGTCTGAATGTTGATAAAATAACGCGCGGCAGCTTCAATTTTGTCTTCACAGTTAAGGTTTTCTCTTAGACTGTTACGGTGTTCAGCTTCACTATATGGCGTAAGACTCAGACGCTGAATCAACGCTTCGCCGTTGTCTCTAAGTTGTTTATAAAAGTTGATCAGCCGTTCGTCTTTGTCATTCAGTACTTCACGATAATGGTCAGTGTTCGACACTTCCGGCCAAGGCTTTGCAAAAAACACGGCCGCGCCACCCGCGAAAGGTTCGACATAAACAGTGTGCTTTGGAATCAGAGGCACAATCTTCGATGCCATTCGTTGCTTGCCACCGTAGTAGCTAATTGGGGTCTTCATTCAGTCCTTAAGTTTTATTTTGTTGGTGGATTGGATATCACAAACAACTCAACTAGAGCAAATTTCGCCACTGTTTAATCAGCGTCGCATATTCGGAAACCATAGCGCGTTTGTCGGCCACCGTTGCGCCGCCGGAAAGTCGTTCAAGTAAGTAGACAATTCTTGCGTCTTGGATGTTTTTTTCAAACATCTTGTTGGCGGCCAGTAGCATATCGTCGGCTAAGCTTTTCAAATCTTCGGGCGAGCGTGCAAACGGCCCGCAACAATAGTTCATCATCTGAACGACGGTTTTGAGTTTTGGATTTGGTGAGATTCTCATTTTTCGGTCTCTGGTTTAGCTATTTCAAGTTTTGATTTATGTTTTTTAAGTCGTTTGATTTTGATAAGCGGCTCATAGGTGACGTAGCAGATGACCTTGTTTTCGGTGTCGATAAGATAAGCCATGCCCGTGTCTGTGATGATACATTCAGAGGCACGCACGCGCTCGGTGGTTACTTCTTCGTCAACGGCAAAAGTAATTTCCCACCAATACATTGGTTTTTTAGGTTTTACCGAATTGGTCTTAATGCAGGCACCCCGTCGGTAATGGTTGCAACGCCTGTCCACATGCGCATTGGATTTTTAGCTGCATAGCGTCCGGCAATTGAAGCGCCGTCGATAAGGCAACCAACTTCCATTCCAAAAATTTGGTGTTTGAACGTGTTGACGTAGTGCAGACTAGCTTGATGAGTGTGACCTTGCACAAGCGAATGACCAAGAGTCTTGGTTTTTTGAACCACATTGCCGGCCATTTCGTCGCCGTGAATAAACGCTACGTTGTCGAGCACAAATGGCTCAGGGTTCATGTGCCAATGAACGTTGTCGTAGGGAAACAATTCGGAAAGCGTTTTGACAAGTTTGCGCGGCAGATTGGCTTCACACGCGCGCATCATATACCGCCGACAATGGTTTCCTTCTAGGATGGTTATTTTGAACTTGGAGAGTTGTTCAAAAAATCGGTGGGCCATGAGTTCAGTTTGGTTCCATTCCAGCTCGGCAGAAGGTGAGTCAGGTGCTCGTTTATAAAGCGACCAGTTGTATGCGTCGATGAAGTCGCCAACTTGAACGATATGGTCAGGCTTGTAGGCTTTGGCGAAAGATATAGCTGCCGCAAGCGCGGGTTGATTGACGAACGGGAAATGTATGTCGCCAAGCACCAAAATTTTCATGCACCAAAGTTAACACGCTTTTTTCAACCTTGGCCTTATGGTGACATTTTGGCAGGTATTTTTGAGAATAAAAAAACCGCCGAAGCGGTTTCAAACGATGCCTAATATTAGTCTACTTTACATAAAAACACCATAAAACACTTTACACTACAACGCCAAACAAGACTTAACTTTCAAAACATGACAGTACGATACACTGCTTTGCAACACCCTGCGAGACTGAACTTTCAAAACATTACAAAACGCAACGGCACAACGCTCGACACTGCTTTGCAACACGGTACGAGACTGAACTTTCTTTACCCTACAACGCATCGCTCTAACGCACAACGCATCTCTCTAACGCACATTGCACCACCTAACCGAACAACACAAAATTAAGTTTAAATGTTTAAAGCTTTTTAAAACTTGTAATTCTAAATTGCCCAAAATAACCGCCTTTGCTAACCCGAAAACTTCCAATGCCGGCTTTTTTACCGGCGTCTTCCAAAATGGCTTGGGCGGTTTCAACGGAAATCAAATCGGTGTCGATCATCACTTCAAAATCGGCGGCCCAGCGGTCAAACCGTGGGCGACAAATGGCCACGGCGCCTTTGAGGTGGTTGGTGCCTTTGCGGATGTCGACTTCGTAGCCGTTTAAACATTTTTTTGTTTCGGGGTCTTTTAAAATAATTTGCTCGCACGACGGTCTGAACAATCCGCCGGCAATGGACTTGTACGACTTGCGCGAAGAGTTTGATTGTTTGTAGTCGCCAGCCGCATAGCCAAACGCGCCGGACAAATAGCCAGCCGGTATGTAGTATTCGTTTTTGTCGTTTCGATACACGGCCTCTTCGGCAATTTGCCGGGGGGTTTGTTCTACTTTGTCTTTTTTCTTTTTAGACTTGGCGCCAAGCAAGGCCATGACGCTTTCTTGGCTCATGCGATGGTGCAAAAGGGGCGAAATGCCCTCAATGGACACGCAAAAAGTTTTGATGCCCCCAATGGGCTCACGGTCTTTTTCTAGTTTTGGAATTGAATCAATATCGTTCATTTTGTTACTCCTTTTGTGTTAATCAAAAAACGTTTACTTTGTTTTTAAGTAAAAGTAAAGTATTGGTATGTTTTTGGCGCACCGGTTAACACGCAAAAGGCAATTTGTGTTTTGGCGTTGAAAAGTACGGATCTTTTTTTGGGTCAACTTTACTTTTTTGGTGAGTCGATCTAAGAATGATCCAAAGAAAAAAGAGCGCATCTTTTGCGAGACCGCTCCTGTGAGTTTATTTGACGAAGAAATAAACTGATTTTAGGACTACACGATCCTACATTCGGTTGCAAGTTCTTTTAATAAATAAATTTACTTTTTCAAAAGTATTTTGCCGCTTCTACTTTTTAAACTTTGCGGCTGACGGGAAGAATCCATTCCCTGGGATGCTTTAATCTCCTAAAGAAGAGATGGGCTGGAGGTCTTCGAGGACAGTCTGAGTAGCAGTGGCGGAGTAATGGCCGAACTTGCGAAGGGGACGTGCGTCAGGGAGATCAGCGAAATTCTAGTTTTTGGATCTTGGCAACTACACGGTATCTCTGGTCCTCACGGACACGCCGCAACGGAGATCACTGCGAGCCGCTCTATCCGGGGTGAAACTCCCCAAAGCGCACTCGAACCGTCTGGAGCTATTTGATCCCGCTGGACAACATAGTCTGCTAAGCAGTGGAATACTTTCAAAGCTGCTTCCCTTGTTTAGGGGTTAATATAGGATAGGAAGTAGGGCGGCATCATGTCTAAATCCTAACTTTAGATGACCAAAATATTCTCCTGCCAACCTTTACTTCTAGCACCGAAAAAGTATAAGTAAGGTTTTCAAATGGAGCCAAGTTGACACCATCACTTTCAACCAACAGGATTCAATATGCAAAAGGTCTACGCCGCTCTTGTAAAAGCCCAAAGCAAAATTAAACCCGCAATAAAGGATTCCAAGAATCCTCATTACAAGTCTTCCTATGCTGATTTAGCGAGCGTTTGGGATGCTATTCGAGAGGCTCTTCATTCAAACGGTCTTGCGGTAGTTCAGCTCACTGGAATTTGTGAAACAAACAATCCGCTCCTTATCACTCGCGTCATCCACGAATCCGGAGAGCACATTGAAGGTATTTATCCCATTCTATGCAAAGACCCAAACGACCCTCAAAAACTACTTTCTGCAATCACGTACGCACGGCGTGGCGCATTGGCGGCCATGATTGGCGTAACGGCGGAAGATGATGACGGCAACGTGGCTGCCGGAATATCTGCCAGTCAACCAACAGTAAAGCCAGAACAGAACAAAAATCACATCTCGCAATTTACCACCAGCCCAAAAATTGTTGCCAATGACCCGGCCCACAAAAACATGATGGTTACGCACATTAAGTTTTTACGAGAAAAGAATGGGATTTGGTCGGAAGAGTACACAAAAACCCACGGCGCAAAGGCCATTGCACAATTCGCCGACCAAGGTTTGACGTTAATGGACATCAAAGATGCTCTGATTAAATATGCGGCGGACAATAAGTGAACTACCTATCGGCTTCTCAAGTATCGTGTCTGCAACGCTGTGACCGGGAATATTTGCTCAAATACGTTTTAAAGTTGCCAGATGAAAAAACCGAGCCGCTTTATTTCGGTTCAGCATTTGATTATTTAGTCGACAATGAAAACGAAATTGACTCGTTCGATTTACAGGGTTTGCGAGAGACCGAATATCCATACCGAGCCGTGCTAAAAAAAATGGTGCGCAGCGCCAAAGACGCCACCAGCCATTTGCCAACGGTTGCCATAAATCAGTTCAAAATATCAACATCGCTCGTAAAGGGATTTATAGACGCCGTACGCGTAGATGGATTTACCGGTGACTGGTTTATGTCCGAACGCAAAACAGCGTCCAGAATCGAACAGGACAAACGCCTGATGCTGCATAACGACATCCAGGTGGCCACGTATGTGGCTAACGCAGAAGTTGTTGCCAAAGAACTTTGCCTTGACATGAAGCGGTTCAGGGGACTGACTTATGAAACCACGCAAAAACCAGCCGAACGAGTAAAGAAGTCCGAAACGCTCGAAGAATATGCAGAGCGCGCAACGGTAAAAACAGAAGTGTGGACGGTGGCGGAGTCGATGAAAGCCCATTGCACAAAAGTGCATCAGGTTACGTTTTCGGCCATGGCTCGCAAAAGGGACGACATCGAAAACACTTTTGCCCTGTGTGGCGATATGCACGTAATACCCGGCAACACTTCGCAGTGCTTTCGTTTTGGCAGTAAGTGTCAGTTTTTTAATGTGTGCCACAACAACCAAGAAGGTGAACAATGAATGAACTTAATCGAAATGACTTTAATTTCTCTGACCGTTTCTCTTTTTATAGTATGGCTAGACCACAAGTTGTTCGAGAAACATTGACCGGCGATTATTTCATTCCCTCGTCCGTGCTGAGAAAAATTGTCATTGACCTGCAATCGGTGGCTGATTTGGAAACCGGTGAGGCTTTAGATAGTTTGATTAAAATCGCAACTCAATACGAACTTTTTTTAAAAGGAACAAACTAAAATGACTTGCTACATTACGCTTATTGGAAACTCGGGCTCCGATGCTGAAATGAAATCCACTGGCTCGAAAGTTCCATACGTTCGATTTTCAGTAGCCAGCAACAAAGGCAAAGACGAAACCGATTGGTATTCGGTGAATGCTTATGGCGACTTAATTTCTTACGCGCAAAAACTCACCAAAGGCTCAAAAGTCACAGTGACTGGGCGACTGACCACAAGCCAGGGCAAAGACGGAAAGACGTATCTAAACGTACGAGCGAGCGACTTGTCGTACTATTCGAAGCAAGAGCAACAACAGTTACCCCAAGCGACGAGTTATTCCGTTCCGCAACACATGAACACCAGCGCGGGAGATTTTGATAGTGAGGAAACGCCTTTTTAAAGGATTATAAATGTTAGAAAAAATATGTTTTAAATGTTCAGAAAAAAAATCATTAGATTGTTTTTATAAACATTCAAAAATGAAAGATGGATATCTAAATGCTTGCAAAAATTGCAAAAAAAATGATGTTAAAACATATTATGCAAAAAATATTAAAAAAATAACAGAATATTATAAAGAACGTGAAAAAACAAATAGTAGGAAAAAATGGAGATTTTTTGCACAAAAAAAAACTCGCAAAAAAAATCCAGAAAAATTTTCTGCTCGCGCTAAAACAAAATACGCAATACGCTCAGGTAAACTCGTGAAGCAGCCATGCGAAGTTTGTGGCGATTTAAAAGTACATGCGCACCACACAGATTATTCTAAACCTTTAGAAATTATGTGGCTATGCCAAAAACACCACACAGAAGAACATAATCGCTTAAAAAATAAAACCGGAGATAACTTAAATTGATAAATTCTTCTGAGAAACTTCTTGGGTGTCCATTTTGCGGCGCCCAGCCAAAAAAACTTCGGTTGCCAACTTTAGCGTGGGTGCATTGCCAGTCGTGTGATGTTATCGTGCAGGTGAAAGCTGAAACGATTGAACGGGCAACCAAAATTTGGAACACAAGAGCCAATGAAAGGGTAAAAACGCACTATCTCGAAAGCGAAAACTATGACTACTCCGGCACGCATTGGATTAAAATGATGTGCCGGTTGCGTATCGTCGAAGAAAAAAACTTTCTTGTCAGTACCGATTGGAAAACTATCAACTGCAAGATGTGTATGCGAGAGCGAGAATACAGAGCGTTTTTAGAACAACGCAGAAAAAAAGCTGCAACCAACCAAGAATTGCAGCCCTAAGTTAATTACTGCATTTCGCTTCCGGCCGCAATCCACGCTTTTTTAATCGTTGAACGTATTGCTCTTGGTATTTCTTTGGGCGCCATTCGACGTTGCCAAGTTCAAAACCTTTCGACAAGTCAATGCGTTCGAGTTCATGCTTTTTTGGACGCGGCCCGACGTCGTTGTAATACTGCACAAAGTCTTCGTTCCACTCTGGATCCATGGTGATTCCCATTCCGCCAAATTTAGGATAAGTGCCATAGTTTTTGTCGTGAATCTTTCGGCGAAGACGAATCCAATATCCGTACGAGTATCTAACTTCGGCATTTTGTCTGATGCCAAACACAATGAACCTCTCGCTTGTTAATTGTGACCGCAAGCATCCACAACTTTTTGTAGTCCCACGGGTCACATGTGTTCTGTCAATCGTTTTTGTTTTTCCGCAATCGCATTGAAAAAGCCACACTTGATGGCCCCATTTGCTGCGACCAACAAACTCAACAGCAACGAGACGTCCGTAACGCTCGTTCACAAAATCTTCCAAAGACATTTTCACCCCAATTAATTTTTGAGGCAAAACAATAACCATAAATTGAATCAAAAAGAAAGGACTGCTGGCTAGTTTAATGACTCGTCTGTTTTAAGGTCAGATAATCTTTCGGGCGGGTGCACAACTTTGTGACCATTGGACAGGATTTCAATTTTACAACGCGCCTTTGCAAACTTTAAAAACAATTCTGCTTCGTCTTTGGTGTCAAAGGATACGCTTAAATTTCCCATCACGTTGTTGATTACATAATAGTCTTCAACTTGTTCGATTTTCATTTGTGCTCCTTATAGTGCAGTGGGTGAAGTAAATCAGAAACGGTGAAGTGCTGCAACACGGCAACATGTTTCATCATGCGCGCGAATTCCATGGCTTTGTCAAACTTCGTAAACATGTAAAAGTTCTCGCATTCGCTTTTGCAATTGCTTTTCAGCCATGCGTCTTTTTGCTTTTCTGAGCTAAATTCAAAAACTTCGTAACTCATTTTTACTTGGTGCGGATGCTCAATCATGTTTTTCACCTTTGCGAGTTAAATTGAAAGCATATTTAATAGCTCTGAGTTCTGCTTTGTCTTTGATTTGGCCAATGCAAATGACGTTCTTGCCAGCGTCCAAATTTGTTTTTAAATCTGGACACAACTCAACCGCAACGCGCAGAAGATTGATAGAAGAGCCCCAATACGTCTCAGAACCTACTTGAAAGTTGTATAGATATTTCCAATCGGGATTGTTCTTAATAGCTTGACCAATGGTGTAATAAGTATGTTTCATATTATTCCTCCGAGCATTTGTTGATGAAATCGCCGATAATTAACTCAAGATGAAGCGCAACGCTTTTCGAAAATCTTTGCCATTCGTCAGAAAAATAAAACGCGTCTTTTTGTTCAGCGTTCATGCCATCGGTAAACTTGCTGCCAATAAAATATTCAACCGGCATTTCGAAATCTTGCCTGTCCCATATTGCCACTTTGTCTCCAAACGGATGCTCAATCGCGCTTGTAACGCCAACACATTTATAAATGTAAGCAGCAATCTTGAAATAATCTAATTCCTGCAAGTGAGTAATATTTCCAATTTCGATCGATTTAATTATGCTGTCGCACTCTTTCATAACATTTTCTTTCTTATTAAAAATAAAAAACCGCTCCAGATGAGCGGCTCTTATTTTATTGTTTTAATTATTAGCTGAATCTACAATCTAATGCTTCACCGCTTAAAATCATTTGTGCGATATGAAGGTTCTGCGCGCTTAAATTAACAGCCATTAAAAAACGTTCAATTGTTTTTAAATTCCATTTTTTATTTTTTCGAAATTGGATTTGAACAGACAGTTTTGTTCTGCTTGGGATTGCGAATTCTCCCGGGTCGTTAAACATTATTTTGCCATCCCAAAAACACAGAGTAACAAACTTCGCGACGCGATATTTGTTTGTTGCGTACGCCTTAGCGGCGCGGTAGATATATGCGGCGTTTTTGCTTTTGATTTGTTTCATGTCACACCTCATTTTGAAAAAAGAATCTTTGTTTTCTCGCAGTCGATATCTTTCTCGCAATCTCGCCTCGAGAGTGTTTTTCATCCAAAACAGCATCGCGCGCGCGCTCATCCGCCCACGCCCTGCGAAACACGCCATTTTTATAAAGATTGCGCCCTTTAATTAAAGTTTTTTGTCCACACTCGAGCGCGATTGTAAATGTGTGTTGCTGTTTGGCCGCGCCGTAACTGTCAGCTATGATTTTGCCCGTCACAATTTCATAACCACAGAATTTTGGTTTTCGAAAAGAGCCTGAAAAAACTGCGCGAGAAAATCTAACTTCGTCTCCAACACAAGCATCTCCCGTGCAATTAATATTAAATTCTTCATCGCCGCTAAAAATTATCGTATCCATAACGTCCTCCTTTTTTTTTAATCTGTGACTAAAACTTCAAGACCAACGCAATAATCGGTTCGGAAACCAGGACTGCATCCGCAATCGCAGCCGCATGTGCGGCTGTAAGTGAATTTAGTGTCTTTTGGAAATCCCGCTTTGCGAATAACTTCTCGAACAAAATCGTCATCAAAATCGTCGCGCGTCAAAATATAAATTTTTGAAGGCGCTTCCGGATTTTTAGCATTGTGAACAAATTTCAATTTCATAAATCCTCCTTTTACAAGGGCGACACCTTGTCTCCCTCTATTTACACTTCGACCGTTTACGTTATTTAATTTACAAAAGAAAGAACTTTTTGAAGTCGTAAGTATCGAAAATCATTGAAAATAGGTCGACATAAAGATATTTTTAGGGGGGTCATTGTCATTGGTAAAAATGTCAATTAAAATAATTAGTTATGAACACCGAAATATTTATGCAAACGTATGTAATCGTTGGTCTTTTGCTGTTTTTGGCGGCGTCTAAAACGCTGTGGCGAGAACTCGACGAGGGCGGCGTGTTTTTCTTGCTGTTTGTATGTATCGGCGCGTGGCCGCTATTGATAATCGGTACCGTTTATTTTTTGTTTAAAAAGAGCCGCGACTAGTTATCCGCCTTTCAAAACTTCCCACATTTGCTCAATGCCAGCCGCAACGCCTCGTGCGTATCGCTCTGAAAGTTCATTTGGGATTTTGCCGTGGAAATCTTTCGAGTCGATAAAAAATCCTTCGGTGAGAATTGCTGGAATGTGTTCTGGAACACCGGCCAACACGCCAAGAGATTGTTTTTTCACGCCGCGGTCAGTCATGAGCAGTTCCTTCACCAAAGCGTTTTGAACACACTCAGCGAACTTTAAATCAGAGGCGGTGGCTGACTTATGCACCAGCGTTTCCGTGCCCTGTGCTGCGCCGTTAAACGCATTGTGATGGATGGACACAAACAAATTGGCTCCAACAATTCCAGCGCGTCTGCCTTTTTCAACTAAGGTCAATCGCATTTTGTCGGCTTTCGGGTAATTGAAAATCGAAACTTTTGCGCCTTTGCTGGTAAGCAAGTAGCTGCAAATTGTTGCTGTTAGATAATTTAATTCATACTCGGTCGCGCCATTGCCAATCGCACCGACGTCAAACTCGCCAAAACTTCCCCATCCGTGACCTACGTCCAAAGCAACGTGCAATCCCTTGAGTTTGGTTAGCGTTGACGTATCCTTAACTTCTTGACCGCACATTGCACATTGCATTTTGAACCTCGTGGATGAAAAAACATGGCTTTAGTATTGGTGAAACTTGCTATTGTTTCTTTTTGTCTTTTTTTCTTGGCTATATTTTTAGAGTATTTTCTTTTTGAACGCAAAAAATAGCGACTATTGCAGTCGCCATCTGCCTTTTAAGCCAAGCACTACCTGAGCCGCGCCATCGTTTTCTTGCGAGAATTCTGCTTCCTCAAGTTCTATCATCAGCTCTTTGATTAGTTCGGCTACTTGCTCGTCTTCCGTTTGTTGATAAGCTATCGCCACGCATTCATTTAAAAGTTCCATCCATTCTATCGGCAATAGGACAAACGACATTGCGCACCTTTGAAATGCAAGCAGACATCCGAGTGAAGCCAAAAGCTCGTCCCAGATTCTATCGTGGCATTGCCATCACTGATCCAGCAACTCGGGAGTTTGAATCAGCGGTCAAAAAAATGTTTCGAAAAATGTGTCCAGAACTATTTAGCGGCCCGCTTGAGGTTAGGCTTGAATGCTATTTCAAAAGACCTAAAAAAACTGAATTCAGTTATCCGCCCAAAGGCGACTGCGACAACATGTTCAAAAGTGTATCCGATGCTGGCAACGATGCACTTTGGCACGACGACTCGCAGATAGTAAAAATCACCTGCTCAAAAACATGGGCAGATGAAGATGGTTTTAAAATTATTGTCAGAGAATTCGTAGATTAAAAACACCAAGCGTCTTTACACGGCGTTGGCGTCTCAAAAGGCGCTTCCGTCTTTTTTGTTTTTGGAGTTGGGCTTTGTGTCGTATTGGTCGAGGGAGTATCTTTTTTGTTTTGCTTAACGTCGCAATCATTCATAATCGCGACAACTCCCCCGAGGAGCGTGCTAGCGAGCAACGCCCATACTTTGAGCGGCGATGGCATGAATTTCGCAGCGAAGCCAAGCCACCACGCTAAACTTTTGAAAGTATTTTTTAAACCCTCATTCTGCTTTTGTGAGTTCGGCATACAACAAACCAATGAGTGCAACTGCTTCCGCTGCGTCAATGTCTTTCAATTCTTCTGGAACAGATTGAAGACCGCTGAAACCGTCTGACAAACACTTGCGAAATTCGTTGTCAGAAAGTGCTTTAATGAGCGCAACGCCATCTTGCAAATCAACGCCATCGCCTAACTGCTTAGCGGCAAGTTTTCCAAGTCTAACAAGCGCAACTAACAATTGTTTGGTTTCCAAAACGTCCGTCATTTTCTATTCCTTTCGAGTTTTTCAACACGGTTTTCCAAACTTTCGATTTTTCTCGTCAGATTATTGTTCAACTCAAGTTGATTTTCCGCAAGGCGCTTTATCTCATATTTTAATTCAACAAATTGACGCGACAAAGTAGCAGTCTCCATGCCGATATCTTTTAAATAACTCACGGCAAATCCTGCAATGCCAACGAGAAGTCCTTTCAGAACCCAGTCTGACCAGTTATTCATACGACTTCCCGCCACGCTAGTTTGCTTCGCTCACTTGTCAAAATTTAGTCTACCAGATTGCGTTTGATTTTAAATAGACCAAAATAAAAGCATGTTTCAAGTTGTGTGTACGGCTGGAAAAATCAACGTCACCATGGAATTTGCCAAACACAAATGGGCAAAAAGTTTTGCTCACGGTTTTCGGCGCGGTGTCAAAGCTTGGGATTTGCATCATGACTTCGACCTACGGTCTCATTCGCACCGTGGATTCAGGTTTGGACAAATGCTCGCCTACTATTGTTTCAGAAATCATCTTCCAACCAACAACCTTAGAGTGTTTGTCGAAGTAGTTGGAAGTGACGACATCGAAGCAGGTGAGATAATTTAAGCAATTCGAATTGCTCGCATTACAATTTGACCACCGTTCGCCACACCATTTAAACCAGCGGTCAAAGTCGGCGTTCCAACAGCTTGAACACATCGAATTTGCATTACGATGGTGCTAGTTGTTGTCAAATTAGTAACTGAAAACAAATCTACAAATCCAGCATAGTTTGAAGCAGGTTTTTCGGTACTTGACGCAAAAAATCTGTAGCAAATTCGACTACGCTCATCAAGCGTTGCTGACGCCGTTGAATTGTAAAGACGCGCTGTCGTGTAACCTTCATCGGTTGCACCAGTGGCCGTCATGCCTAATTCCATTTGTGAACTTGCAAAAATTAACCAAGTTCCGGCAGTTAAAGATAAAGACATTGAAGTTACGTTTGTGTAACTAGTCGATGAAGTTGTGAACGCAGAAGTGTTTGTTGCTGTAACAAGTTCCCCAATATATCCAGCCGGAACAGCATTTCCGCTCGTATCGCCAACAACGTTTCTTGCGCTGACAGGATATCCAATAGCAGCGCCTCCGGATACTTTTCGGACGCGCCATTTAATTCCTGACGTTAAGGTGTTCCAGCCAGTCCCTGCCGCTCCATAGGTAGCGCCAGAATGAGCTGCGTATTGGCCAAAATAAACATCTATTTGAGTAGTTGAGCCAGAAACAGGTACTAATCCAATCCCGTAAGCGGTAGCATTTTGCAAAGCAAGGGGTTGAACTTCAAAAGCAGATGTGCTTCTCAGAATAGATTCTAGTTTTACCCATTCAAGGCCATTGTATATTTCAACAAAAATAATGTCAGTGGGCTGTATTGATGTCTGAAACTGAACACGTTTTTTGCGAGCAGCGGTTAGTGCCGTTGTGGAAATAACACCGGCAACACCTGAAGAACCATATCCAAACGCTGAGCTGTCATCGGCATCCGTTGTTGATGTGTTATAAACATACTCCTCGACTGCTCGGGCTGCGCTCGTGGTGTTGGCTTGCCACTGGGAGATTGGAATTGATGCAGAAAAAACAAAATCTTCCGATCCAGAAAACGCAATGCTTCCGTTTAATCTACTAAATCCACCTTCCGAGGCGCTCGTTCTACCGATTGCCAGATAATCAGCTCCAGATGTTCCGCAAAGCATGTAATAATCAATCGCGCCACTTGTATTTCTTGTGCCATAACCAACCAACGCGGTTGATGTTGAAATCGAAGTAGTTAATCCAGTTGGTAAAGAGATTTTTGCTTCAACAGCGGTCGGCGTACCGATTGTGATTCTCGCCATGATTTCAAGATTGCTACCAACGCGGCGATATTGAGCGAAAGTTGTATTTGGATTTCCTAAACCTGTGTAGGTTGGCGTGTAACTAATCCAATCCGTGACAATCGCACCTTGCAAAGAAATATTAGGGCCAACTGTCACGCTGTCGATGCGGATTTGTGTAGAGCCAGTGTTGTAAAGCCTTCTAAACCGAATTGTATAAACGTCCGACGCCGTAGAACTTGTGATAAAAAATCCACTGAATTTTGCAACGCCAGTTGGAAGTTTTGCCGATGGTGTGCTTGTCGATGCAGACGCGTTGCCAGCAACAGGAATCAATTCTTGAAATGTTCCAGAACTATTGTAACGCGCAACTACTACGTCCCAGTAACCATCCGTTGTAACGCCTGAAACATCGAACTCTAGCGTTAAAGCCTTGCCAAGATCTGAGCCGTCGATATTAAAAGCTGGCGTTTGAATAAACGTGTCACCTGAAAGCGGAGTCGTTTGATCGGCAATCGCGGTGAGAAAGTTTTTTGTTCCGCGCAGTGTGTTATCTGTACTCACAGCAATCGCAGAGGAACCTGAACTTGTGTTTGCGTACCAAGCTGATGTCACGTCAGGGAACGAGCCGGAAACCGTGATTGCTCCACCGACTGCAACGGTTGATACAGTTCCAACAACTTTGTCGCCTTCAAAATATCGTGAAAGATAGTTTTTTGTGCCGCTGCCAGAACCAGAACCGACAACGGATTCTGTACCAGTTGAGTCTTTTACATAGAGTTTATTGTCCGCCTTGGCGTAAAATCTTAACTTGCCAGAAGCCGGATTAGCTGGCGTTGAAACATGAGTAAGGTCTTCAAAATCACTAACCACAACTCCGGTCACTGTTTTGTTTGTAAGTGTTTCAGTGCCAGCAAGCGTAGCCAGCGTGGACGTTGAAGACGGCAAAGTAATGGTCGCATTTGCACTTTGAGAACCACCACGCGTAATTGTAGCCTTGTAGTCAGTGCCCGTGCCAGCCGCGTTGGAATTGAGTTCTAAGTTGTCGTCGTCTGTTTTTAAAGTTGTTGTCGCTTTAATATTTGCAGCCGTAACGTTCCCGGTTGTTGTAATCGTAATAGCTGCATCAAGGTCAGCCGCGCGAATGTTTAACTTGCTTGGGAAAATATAGACCTGGAAAGTTTTTGAGCCAGCGGTAGTGTTCTGAACTTGGACAACCGATGTGCTGATTTCGGTAAATGTATATGAAGCATTTTGGAGCGCTTCAGTTAACACCGCGCCGCTTTCAACCACAAAGATTTTTAATGCTGACAGCGATGCGCCAAAGTTGTGCGTAATCTGAACAGTTGCACCAGCGGCAAGCGTTAAGCTGCCAGACCAACGCGCTGTGATGTTGTTTGAAAGATACGCGATGCCAGCGGTTACTTGGCCGTGAAGTGTTGCCCCGGGCGATGAGCCAAGGTCAGGCCATTGCACATTCTGGCGTCCGTATGGAGTCGTATTATTAGCCATTGGTTATACCTTTCCGTACTTGT